CAATAAATGTCCTATTGTAGCGCCGGAAAAAACCTTATTGCCTCAAAATGCTGAACGTTTAGGGATTGATCGAGCGTTGTGTGCACAAAATCAACAGCGTTTGTTGGCATCTAAGGATATTCGTCAAAAAGTCATGGATATTTTTCAGCAAGATCGCGAGTTTGAAACATCTGATAATGTTGAAACTGAACTTTATAATGGCTTTTTTAGTGATGCAGATAAAAACAATATGGCGATTTTACGCACTTTGGAACCCGAAAAGCTTGCTGAACATAATCTGAGTTTTCAAGACCCAAGAATCCCTCAATTGTTGTTTCATTATCGCGCGAGACATTTTTATCGCACATTAAACCGAGCTGAACAAATTAAATGGCAAAAATATCGCCGGAAAAAATTAAATGCTGAAGTTTTGAAATTTGAGCAAAGCCTTCAAGAGTTAGCTGCAAAAAATGAAAACGATGAAGAAAAGCTGACTTTATTACAAAAAGTTTATGAATATGGCAATAAGATAATTGATTAGAAAGTGCGGTTAAATTTTTTTAATGTTTTTTCAATAGAAGAAAAGAGACAACGTCACTAATTATTTAAAACACATCACGAAAAGTGGTGTGTTTTTTTATTGTCTAATTTTTAAAAACTCAAGATGGGAGGGGAAAACACTTCAGATTTAACGTAGCGTTACTAATATATATGGCATCATTTTCATAATGCGTTAAATATCGATATCAATAAAACGATAGCAGATTCATTTTGGGTGCGTTTTAGCACATTTTTACACATATTAATCCACATTCATAATCCCTTTGCAATTCATTTACATATTAATCCATCAGTCTATAACTTTAGTTTTCTATTTGTTACATACCTTATCAATCCTAGATTTCATCATGTTTAACTAGTAAGAGTGACTTGTGCATAACTCTGTGATTTTCTTAATTCGTAGCTTTCGCTTACCCAATAACTAATTTCGCATAATGATTTTTCGGATTATGTTACAATTCGCCGCGCGGTATAATCGCCACCGGCACCGCGCAAGAATTTACACATAATCCGCCGTTATGCGAAATTAAGCTATTGATACTATGGGAAATATTACTTTAAAGGATATTACACCAATACATTTTCTAAATGCGGTGCGCTTACTTAAATCTGATGATTATCAGGTTTACTGTACGCTGGATAGCGTTGAGATTCGATTTGCACATAAGCGTTTTTTAACTAAGCAGGAATCAGATGATAGATTTGATTTTTGCGATTCGCTAAAAATTTTTTTAGATGAATTGAAGAATTCTGATGTGCCGATTGATAGGGAAGATTTTTTAAGGGCTTATAGTCCTGTTTATCGTTATGGTAAACGTTATTTCAAGCGTTAATTTCTGCCTTTTAGTTTTCTTATCTCGTTCTGTTTTTGCTCTCCAATGCGCTCAATTTTGGCGTTTGATGGTCTTTTTTTAATGTTTTTTGTGTATTTTTCCGGTTCTTCTTGTTGTTGAGTGGCAAAAGGGTTCTTTTCGTACTTATAAGGGCCATATTCTTTTATGCCCTCATAATATCCGGTGGTAAAAATGATTGAGATTAATGCCAAAATGATTCTTTTCATGCCGCTAAAAATTGGTTAAAAAAACGCTCGAAGAAGTTCGGGGGTTCTGTTACACCCGAACTTTGGTGCGGAAAACCGCATTATTTTTTGCTTTGAGCATATTTTATGTAGTCATCATCTGTCATGCTTTCTAATCCTTTTTTTATAAGTATTTGAAGCATTTCAGTTTCTTTTATGCTTGTTTTGGTAAGTATAACTGCTTTCACTGTTTCGTCTTGTACTTTTTTCCACGTGTGTTCATCTATGTGCTTTGTTGGCATATTTGCACCTTTTTTTGTGACAATCTTCACGAATCATATCATTTCTTAGAAAAATAGAAATTATTATCTTGACATCTAAGAATCTAAGAATTTAAGATTAAGTCAATTCCTAATTTATTAGATTCTGAGTTTATTTTTGTTATGTTTTTCGACTGGTTAAAAATAGAGCAAGATTTTGGCTATCAGCTACCGTTGATAGGTGATTTCGGCTATGTCGGGATTCATATAGATACCGGGGAGCAGCAAGAAGGTATACGAATCCCCGCTTTTAAGCATGAAGGAAGTTTTTGCGATTCAGTGCTTATAAAAATTAATGGTTCGATTTTGACAATGTCAGGAAATCCGAGTCGATGGGGCAGGATAGAAAATTTGTTCGGTTTACCGAATGTTGAGGCTTGTGTTAATTGTTTTAACTCGATTTTGCGTAATTTAAATTTACCTGAATTTACTAAATGCACTCGTATTTTTTACGGTCAATCGGAAGATGGATCTAAGGTTAAAAAGTTTTCCGATGGAGCAATTATTAAAGAATTGCATATTACAGAAAATAGAGCGGTAGGGCGTGGGAATGTTGAACATTATATAAGTGGATTATCCACGCTTAATTATCGTAACTCTATTGCACGATTACACACCAATGGCGAAACCGTTGATTGGTTAAGTAAGCAAGGTAACGCAAATTTAATTTATCCGAGCGTATATAACAAAGCTTATGAATTAGAGTTACATAGCCTTGTGAAAATTAAAAATAAATTCGGTGAACAATCACAAGAATATAAAAAATTATTAAAAGTAATTGATTTTTGTAAAGAACAAGGCGTAGCAAGATTTGAACAAAAATTAAAATCAAGATATTTACAAAAAGAAAATCTAAATTTTTACGGCTTAAGCGATTATTCAAAGTTAAAAAAATTAAATGATGAATTTATAAATATTGATGAAAAATTAAAGGTAACAGCTATGGATTTTGAAACCATTTCAGAAACTCTTTTAAATGCCGGAATTGTTGATACAGTGCGTAGTGCAAACACTACGGCAATGTATGCTTTGCAATGGTCACATGGTCAAGTCTTTGATTTATCAAAAAGACAGGTGAAAGAACATCGTTCTAGACTTAGAAAGATTGGTATTGATATAGCGCATAAATGCGATATTTCGAAATTCAGCCCGGTTAAAGTGGTTTCTACCCGTGAAATTACTGTATCAAATTTGATTGTGCCCGACTGGTATAAATTACCGAATTATCATTTAAAACTAGCAGCGTAGGTATTTTATTATGTATGGTGTTAATTATTCTGATTTTAATTATTTTTTACAACGTTATTTTGTTAGTCTTAAACGTAATCAAAAAACAGGAAAATTTGATTTGGTCATTAAATTCAATAATGATCGAATTAAGTTTTCTGATGATTATTATGGTGATGTTATTAGATTAGCAATGAATTTTATTAATAGTAGAGTTCTTTAATTAGGAGATTAAAAAATGAAACAAGGTTTTATGATTATTGGCAAATGCCTCGGTTCGCGTCAATTACAGAACGTTGATAAAGATACCGGCGAAGTACGTTTTAAAAACGAAATTGGCATTGGCTTGACTCGTCCGGATGGTTTTGGTGGCTCCACTCAAATTGAAATCATGGTAGCGGTTCGTAAGAAAGAACTGTTTACAAATGATTTAATTACTCATGTTAAAAATTTAATCGGTAAGCAAGTTATGATTTCTGTTTTTCCTACTGCTTGGCAATTTAACGGAAAGACTGGAATTACTTATTTATATACAGATGAATCAAGCATTGAAGAGGTAAAAATTTAATGCGTGAATTTATGCAAATGGTAGGCGCAAGTTTTATAGGCTGTACTCTTGCATTGGCTTTATTTTATTTGATTTTATTCTGACCCATATTGGGCGGTTTATCCCGCCCCTTTTTACTATGCTTAAATTAGTATTAATTTTGTTTATTTGGCGATTTATAAAACGCCTTATTAATCGGATTAAAAGAAAATGAGTGAACAAACATTAATAAGAATTAACGCTAATCTTTGCATTGATGGCAAGGGTTGTAGTGATGTGGTTTTGAATTTGACGCAAGCTGAGGCTTATAAACTTTATCAACTTGCGCCAATTTCAAAGGTCGAGGAAGTCAATTATGCCGATTATAAAGGCTTTTGGGCTACCTCATTTTCATTAACGTTATCTTTATGGATCTTTGCATACATCTGCGGACGTGTGCTGAGATTTTTAAGATAACATCTCATTATGAGGATTTTTATATGTTAAAACAAATTAAAAATTTAGCTAAAAAAGCAACTGTTGCCGGTTCTTTAGCGTTGGTTTCTGCAAGCTCTTTTGCTGCGGGTTTTGGCGATATTGGCACCAATATTGACTTTTCCGATGGTAAGGCTGCCGTAAACATCAAAGTAACCCAAGAC